CCTCACCACTCTTTTGTATTATACAAGGTTTTTCATAACCTGTGAATAACCTGTGTATAACTTTTTTCACAGCCTGTGGAAAACCTGTGAATAACTTTTTTGAATCTTCATTCTGTGTGTGTTTTATCGTGTTTTTGCCTGTGGATAACTTGTGGAAAAAGTTATTCATAGCCTGTGGATAACTTGTGAATAACTATATTCCTCTCCTTTGAAACAAATCTATACACTTGGCAATATCTTCCTTTTCACTGTGTTGGGAACCACAAAAGGATATGATGGATTTTTTGTTTCTCAGATTGGTGATGTTATCACAAGTCGTTCCACTTACTTCTCCCGTGGCGCTATTGGTTTGGGTCATGCACATGAGTTCCCTACATAGTTCATCCCCATTCTTCTCGATAAAAGAGGGAGAACAAATTGGTGATACCACATCAAGCTTTCCCAATTCTTTAGCCACGGGGTCAATGGGAACCACAATTGGAGCTGGTTCTTTTTGGGAGGATATCACCCCAAAGGTTACACTTCCCCCAACAATCAAACCCACAACACCCGCCACAATAATTTCAATCATCTTGTTTTCCATAATAAAAAAGGGGATGGAGTAGAGGATACCCCACCCCCAAGGGCGCCATAGATGGCTTACAGGGAAACAGCCACGTCAACGGTTACACCGCTAACGCTTTCCACAGTCAAAGCACTTGTGGAGGAATATACAACATTCAATTGGATTTGGTTTCCATTTGCATCCATAGCGGATACATGAACCAATTTTTTCCCAAGGTTGTGTGTGATGGTGTAGGGGGTGTTTGCGCTAAGTGTTACCTGGGCTTCATATCGTAAATCACTCAAAACAAGGGAGAATTGACCATTGCTAGAGTTATAGGAAAGAAGTTCATCTGAAGCATTGGAAACAGCTACCGCACCACGCGCGCGCGCTGGGGTGAAGTATTCATTGGTTTGGCCTTCTGGAATATCGTCAGTATCAGCATTTACAGAGATGGAACCCGCGCTTATGGCAATACCTGTTCCAGCACTGAAAGCACCTTGAACGGAAGATGTAGCCACCAAAAACTTTCCTGTGGTTGAGTTATAGGAAAGAAGGTTTCCAGCAGCGGCATCTGCACCCACAGCACTTTTAACGCGTGCATCTGTGTAGTAAAGATTGGAGCCTTCACTTACATCGGAAGTGGAACCACTGAAAGCAATTTCACCCGCGCTGATTGAAATAGCAGTTCCCGCGGAAAATACACCTTGAACGGAGGATGTAGCCACCAAGAATTTTCCTGTGCTTGAGTTATAGGAAAGAAGATTTCCAGCGGCGGCATCTGCACCCACTGCACCACGTGAACGTGCATCTGTGTAATAAAGGTTTGTACCTTCCACAACATCTGAAGTGGAACCATCAAAAGAGATAGTGTTTCCTGTGATATCAATAGCAGTTCCACCCACAAGACTAGCGGAAATAACGCCTGTGGAAGAGTTGTATGCGATACCTGTTCCAGCACTCAACGCGGCGCGCGCGCGTGCATCTGTGAAATACAGATTGGAACCCTCGGAAATATTTGATGTGGTAGCACTCAATGAGTATTCACCATTCGAGTAAGATAATCCTGTTCCAGCTGTGAACTCACCCAATATATCGCTAAGGAGAACCTTGAAAGCACCTGTGGAAGAGTTATATTGGAGAAGGTTGGAATCTGGAAGAGAAACACTTTCCACACTAAGGGCACTTCGTGAACGTGCATTGGTGAAAAATAGATTGGAACTTCCCTCGCTGATTTGGTCACTGTTAGCGCTCAACGCAAAGGTAATTTGGCCATTGGAAACACTTGATGAAAGACCCGTTCCAGCGGCTAGGTTAGCGGAAATCTGCGCTGTGGAAGAGTTGATGGAAATACCATCACCCGCGCTAATTACACTTCCAATTTCAGCGGCTGTGATTGGGCTTTCAATCTGTGTGTAGTTCCCAACACTTCCACCATTTGCTCCACTTACAATGTAGGTTTCAGTTCCAGCGCTTGGAGCTGTAAGAATAAGAACATCACCTGTTCCCAAACCTTGGGCAGTAGATGATTCATTGGCTACAAAGTTAGCCAAAGATGTTTGGGTGTTGTCGACGTGTACATCTGTAAGAGCCAAAGAAGAGATGGAAAGCTCTCCATTGGATACTGAAAGCATCGAAGAAGAACCGCTGGCAATTGCGGAAATGTAAGAAAGTCCCGCGATATCTTGCTTTCTGGTTAGGTCACTATCATTTGAAGGGGCATTATCGGCGCGTACTGCACCTTTGAACACTACACTTGGATTAAAAAATTCCATGGTGGATATCTCCATATATGGGGGGTTGAGAGTCTTTTATATTTTAGCTTAAATAAACCGTTCCAGATATGGAACTGATAAATGTAATTGTCACAGAATTAGTGGTAAAAATAACATCACCCATAATCTGATTCCCACTTGAATCTACAATTAGAACACGTGGCTTGAACGAAAATGAATGAGAAATTGATACACTAGATTGATTTGTGAACTCAGTCACAATTTCTGTGGTCCCACTAGTGGGATTATATATTGGGATGGCCATGGTTCCTTCCTAATAGGGGGGGGTTATTCGAATATAAGATACAAAGTAGCGGTTCCCGCCTGTGATGCTATAAACACACTTCTTTGTTGGCTTGTTTGTTGTGGATTATATTGGATGATGGAATCCACCACTTGGGGAAAGGCGCTTGCACTTGGGGCGGCTCCATCTGTCCCTTCATAACTGAAATAGATGGCTTGGCTCTTTGGTTGTATTGTTATGAGCTTGCACCATTTTGGAAGCTTGAATTCTTGATTGGTTGTGGAAACACTAGCGGCTTTATATACAGCTCCACCATTTTCCCAATTGAGGCTTGAAAGGTCTATTGCGGCCATTTTATTTTCTCCTTTTGGATGTTGTTTTGGTTTTGGGTTTCTTTTGCTTCTTCCCAGCCATCGACAAAGCTATGGCAATGGATTGGCTCAATGGCTTCCCCTCGCTCAATAGCTTCTTTATTTTCTTGGATACGTCTGGTGATTTTTTTCTTGGTGTTGGCATTGGGAGTTCCTTCATGAAGATAGTATTCACCATCTATCCAATAGGCTGTGATATTGGTAATCATGTTTTGAAGCGGTTATTTCTGGTTTGGTAGTAATGTTTTTTCAGTTGGTCACGGTTTTGGCGGTAGAACTCGAAATCATTGCTGGCCTTCTTCCACAAATCCCCATTGGTGGCATGGTCTTGGGTTGGTGTCACACCTTGGTTTGTGGATGGTCGTACACGCTCGTTTAAAGCGTGCAATTGTTGTTGGGTGGAAGGATGTTCCAATTGTTGTGTTTGGGTGGATTCTTGGGCTTGTGAAGGCTGTTCAAAGTAGGGTTTCAATACTGTGGGAACCTCCCCACTTTCTTTCATGCTATTCATCCATTCACCCAAGGAAACCTTATCCTTCTTGGCTTTGGTTTCCATGGCTTTGGAGTATTGCCACTCAATCAAATCCCTTACTTCCGGGTCCGTAATACCTTGGGCGGCTATTGCTTGATGGCGTTCATATCGTTGGTTCGATAGGGAAAGTTCATCCTGTAATTGGGCAAGTTGGGAAGCCATAGCGTCAACGCCTTGAATCTTGGAAGACATCTCCCCCAATTGGGATTCAAGTTCTTGAACACGGTTTTCCGCGGCTCTTTTGGTTTCAGTTACTTTGGAAAGACGTTCTCTAACGATTCCATCCACTTCACTTTTGAGGATATATTCTTGCCCTTCATGGGTAATGGTTTTCATGGTTTTTCCTTTGTTGGGGGTTATGCGAACTCAATTTTTTGTTGTCTTATGGTACGTAACTTTTCAATAGCTTGTTCTTCCGTGGTCAAATCTGGATATAGCTTCAACATCGCTTCCACGGGGGATAACAATCCCTTATCCAATAGGGCTATGATGTTTTCAGTTTGGGCTTTTTGTTCCATCTCACTCAGTTCTATGGATTCATAAGAGATAACATATCCACTTTCAGGGTAGTTGGTTCCCAAAATACGGTTGGATATCATAGCGGCTTTCTCTATGGCTTCCAAATCCGCTACCCTGAAAACACCTTCATATCTCTCTTGGGCATCCCTCATGGATTCCTTACTCATGGCGATAGAATACCCACTTCTTGGGTCACTTGAAATCTTTTGTACACTAGCAGGGTCTATTCCCATCTGGGTGGCCAATCGTCTTTCATACGTGGTGATAGCCCCCAACATGGTCGCGGGGTCACTCATTCCCGCCTGAAATTGACCAATCAAAGGTTGGGTGGAAGAATCTGGGTCTGCGGTAAAACACAAGATGGAAGAAGGGTCCGTGGAAACACTCATTCTTGTGGTCGCCATGTTGGAATCCATGGTGTTCAAACCCGCCAATTGGAGGGAAGCCACATATCTTTGTGGGAAGCTTGCATCAAACATAAGATGTTTCAAGTACGTATAATACGTGGAAGCCACCATGGAACCCGCCACCACTTCCGACAGCTCAAAAGGTGAAAACAATTGACCATCTATAGAAGCATGATAAAACACCCATGGAAGGAATGGATTCCCTTTTGAATCTCGATATGGGTAGTTATCCCCACTCATATCCCCACCCAAAAATTCTTGGGTCATATCCTCACCCATCACCCCATCTGGTTCAATAACTCGCACAAGATATTTTGGATTCCTGGCATCCCTCAAATCATAAATATCCGCAGTCCAAAACATTTCATGGGATTCATTGTTTTTTCTCAATCGTAGTTCATACAGATAATTGGCTTTCATGGGGTCACCCGCGGGGGCGCTTGCAAATACCATATCAGGGGTCACAGGTCTAAACATCAATTGGTTGGAATCTGAAATATCTATTCTCATAAGCATTTCGCGAAGTCCAATAGTCTTCATTTGTACGCTAGCCATCATTTCAAAGTAATGGCTCTTATCCAAAGCCCCATTGGGACCAATGAAAGGATATGCTTTCATAGATTCATCTTTTCTTATCCCAACACTTGGCTTTCTGGAATAAAGTACCGCCAAAGCTTCACACCCCTGCTTGAAGACATTGGAAGACGTGTCTAAGGCTCCCCAAATCGCTCTCCTATCGAGCGCCACGGAATCCGTGATGAAGTCTTCCAAATCGGGCGCCCAATTTCCTTCAAGCAATCTTCTTCTTCTTGCTGTGGTTTCACTCCTATCATTGGAAGCTTTATCTGGAAATATCGGTTTTGATGGTAATGTAAGCATAAAAATTTCCTATTTTCTGAAAATTGGGATTTTGGAAAAGGTGGGGGCAGCGTATTTTGTATCCAAAATGGGAACCACGGCATATCTTAGCGCATCAATTGCGTGTTTCCATTCACTCAGTCTATCCATAGCGCCTGTTTTTTTCAACGTCCATGAACTCAGTGAACGGATAAGCCGCTTACACTTGGGATGGACGATAAACCGCCCTTGAACCATGGCTTCATTGATGAGCTGAGAACCATAATAAACGGACCATCTTGGTTTATGTGCTGTGTGAATCCGAAATGGGCAAGAATTTTGAGGATAATCCAAAACATGTTCCAAAGCAGAACGCAAAAGTGAATTGCTCATTCTTCCACCATGTTTTCCCCCACCATGGGGACGGTCCCCCGTCCACCTATTTATCTGTAAGGTTTCCATTCCATCCCTACGTATCATGGCCACAATCGCCCTTGCATGGCGTTGGGCGGTTCCACTTTCCTGTTCTCCACCCGCGGCAAAGTATTCATCG